AAAACCGCCCACGACAAGACAATATAAAAACAGCTTATGGAGAGCAACCGAAATGGAGTTTTTTACCGCACTTTTTATCGAATATTCACTGCGCGATATCGATATAAAAACCTATCTGATTTTGCCAGATTACGAGGCGTGTCAGATAGCAATTCGTGACAACGAAGATATGTACAAATACTTCTACGCAGACGGTGACGTGGATATGTACTGTATACAGACTGAGAAGCTGTCCAGATCAATAAAACCAGTATTAAGACCAGTGAGAGGGTAACATGTCGAAGAAAGAAGAAAAAGTATGGCAGTACTTGGTGCAGCATCGCAATGCCGATTACGCTGATGTAGCGGAAGCCTGTGGTGTAGATATAGCTTTTGTTAAGGGTTTGGTAGGCCGTATCGGGTCAGACAACTGGCGCGAGGAGACAACCGCATGGAGCCGTGCCAAAATCCTAGACACAGCGAAAGAATACGTCACAAAAGATCGTGCCGCAGATCACGGTTCAATGGAAGATAACTTTCAGACTGTCGCAACCTACTGGAACACGCACCTTGGTATCGACTTTATTGAACCGCAAGACGTGGCGGTGATGATGACTATGCTGAAACTTGCGCGGATCAGACAGAACGAAAAGCACCTCGACAACTGGGTAGATGCCTGTGGGTATATGGCCTGTGGCGGCGAGATCGTGAGCAAGTGATGGATATCTATACGCTAGACTTTGAGACTTACTACGCTCAAGACTATTCGTTGTCGAAAATGACGACTGAGGAATATGTACGTGACAGCAGGTTCGAGGTGATCGGGCTTGCTATCAAAAAGAACGACAAGGTTACAAAGTATCTAAGCGATGCAGAGTTAATCAAACGTCTACTATCACACATAGACTTCTCTGACAGCGCAATCCTATGTCACAACACGATGTTCGACGGTGCTATACTGAGTTGGCACTACGGAGTTAAACCGAAAGCGTGGTTGGATACGATGTGTATGGCACGTGCACTGCACGGTGTCGAAACAAGTGCATCGCTCAAGGCAGTAGCGGAACGCTACGGTGTCGGGGTCAAAGGCACTGAGGTACACAATGCCAAGGGTAAACGCCGCGCAGACTTCACCGACGAGGAGACAGAACGCTACGGCGAGTACGCCAAGAACGATGTCGATCTGTGCTTTGATTTGTTCAAGACAATGGGTAGGGACTTCCCCAAGCAAGAGTTGAAGTTAATCGACTTAACACTGCGGATGTTCATTGAACCTACGCTAGACCTAGACCTTGGACTGTTGGAGCAGCACCTTGAAGATACGCGCGAACGTAAAGACAAGTTGCTACGTGATGCGAATGTTACCGACAAGAAAGACCTGATGAGCAATCAGAAGTTCGCTGACATGCTGAGAGAACTTGGTGTGGAACCACCCATGAAGATCAGCCCGACGACAGGCAAGGAGACATATGCCCTAGCCAAAGCTGACGAAGGGTTCAAAGCGTTGCAGGAGCATGACGACGATAGGGTACAAGCCTTGGTTGCTGCACGTCTGGGTAACAAGTCTACGCTAGAAGAAACACGCACAGAGAGGTTTATAGATATATCTAAACGTGGCTTACTTCCCGTTCCAGTTAGATACTACGCCGCACACACTGGGCGTTGGGGCGGTGCAGACAAGATTAATCTACAAAACTTACCGAGCCGTGGGCCGAATGCGAAGAAACTAAAGAAGGCTATCGTAGCACCTGAAGGCTACACCGTAGTAGAGGCTGACAGTTCACAGATCGAAGCGCGAGTGTTGGCGTGGTTTGCGGGACAGAACGATCTAGTAAACCAGTTCTCTAACGGCGAGGATGTGTACGTCAAGATGGCTGCGCGTATCTACGGATGCGCCGAAGAGGATGTCACGAAGGATCAGCGGTTCGTTGGTAAGACCACAATTCTTGGCGCAGGGTACGGCATGGGGGCTGAGAAGTTTGGTATGCAGCTCAAGACGTTTGGGTATGAAGTGTCACCCGACGAAGCCAGGAGGATCATAAACATTTACCGCGATGCGAACTACGCTATCAGCAAAGTATGGCGGGACGCACACCACTGTATCCAACAACTAGCAAGCAGCCGTGAGGCTTTGTTTGGTCGCAAGGGTATCATCGGTGTCGATGCGGTCAAATCGGCGTTGGTCATGCCAAGCGGGTTACGGATTTTGTACGATGGGCTACACGCAGAGCAAGGTGAGCGTGGCTTAGAATATAGCTACAAAACTCGTCGTGGTCGTACACGTATATACGGCGGCAAGGTTATAGAAAACGTGTGCCAAGCTATCGCTCGTTGCATCATAGGTGAACAGATGCTAAGAATTAATAAGAAACATAAGGTTGTTTTGACAGTACACGATTCGATAGTATGCTGTGTAAAAGACAACGAAGTAGAGCAGGCACAAGCATATGTGGAAGAGTGTATGCGTTGGACACCCGAGTGGGCCGCAGGACTTCCAGTAGATTGCGAAAGCGGCACTGCCAAATCGTATGGGGATTGTGAGTGAGTATAGCACCTTGGTCGTTCAGTAAGGCAAAAGCATTCGAGACTTGTCCGAAGCAGTTTTACCATGAGAAGATATTGAAGGAATACCCTGTCGAAGAGACAGAGGCCATGCGGTATGGGACAGAGTTTCACAAAGCATGTGAGGATTACATCGGTTCCGATACACCTCTACCCCCGCAGTTCGATTTCATTAAAGCTACGCTAGATGCCCTGAACGCCAAGCGCGGTGTAAAGATATGTGAAAAGAAGTTGGGACTAACGGCTGCTCTTGAGCCGTGTGACTTCTTCAGTAAGAGAGTATGGTTTCGTGGGATTGCTGATCTGATTATTGTAGATGTGTTGGCACAGGTTGCGTGGGTCATAGACTACAAGACAGGTAAATCGTCTAGGTACGCCGACAAAGGGCAGCTAGAACTTATGGCATTGACCGTGTTTGCGCACTACCCCGAGATCAAAAAAGTACGTGCAGGGTTGTTGTTCGTTGTGGCGAATAGCCTTGTCAAAGCCGAATACGAAGTAGAGCAGAGTTCAACTCTATGGGAGAAATGGCTAGGGATTTATGGTAAGATGGAGAAGGCGTTTGAGACAGATGTGTGGAACCCACGTCCATCTGGTTTATGCAAGCGCCACTGTCCAGTAGTAGAGTGCCCACATAACGGAAAGAACTGATGCCCTATGTAAACAAGAAACGTCCCTACAAGAAGGAGTATCAACAGCAGAAAGCACGTGGCGAACACGAGAACCGTATGGAACGGCAACGTGCACGTAGAGCAGTTGATAAGAAAGGGATCAACCGCAAAGGCAAAGACATCGCCCACAAAAAGCCACTGAGCAAGGGCGGTAAAAACAAAGATGGATACAAATTAGTAGACCCATCAAAAAACAGAGCAGCGGGTGGACGTATGAGCCGACCACCTAAAAACAAAAAGAAGTAGTGAAACACTACCACGGAGAACGACATGCAGATCATTGAGGACAAGGCACTCATGTTGCGGGTGCGAAACCCCAAGCAGATCACAACGGTAATACCTAAGAGTAAGGAGTTGTCTATGAATAGGGTACTTGTAAACTGGGGGCTGTCCGAAGCCCTCACCCTAAAGAACTTAAATATAAACGTACCGTCACCCATTACTAAACGCTACGCCTGGCCTGGACAATATAAGCCATTCGCTCACCAGAAAGATACAGCGGCATTTTTGACCATGAACCAAAAGGCGTTCTGCTTTAACGAGCAGGGTACAGGTAAAACAGCATCGGCTATCTGGGCTGCTGACTACCTGATGAACCAAGGTTTGGTGAACCGCGTACTGGTTATCTGCCCCCTATCTATTATGGATTCGGCGTGGCGCAACGACTTGTTCTCGTTCGCTATGCATCGTTCTGTAGACGTAGCCTACGGCGGCAAAGAGAAGCGCAAGAAGATCATCAACAGCGGCGCAGAGTTTGTAATTATAAACTACGATGGTGTGGAGATAGTAAAAGACGATATCGCCAAGGGCGGGTTCGATCTGTTTATTGTGGACGAAGCTACACACTACAAGAATGTGCAGACAAAGCGGTGGAAAACCCTCAACAAGTTGGTCGGTGAAAACGACAGGCTTTGGATGATGACAGGTACACCCGCAGCACAAAGTCCAGAGGACGCCTACGGCCTAGCCAAGATGGTCAATCCATTGTCGGTGCCGAGGTTCTTTAGTTCTTGGCGCGACATGGTAATGTTTAAGTATTCACACTTCACCTACAAGCCGAAGGACAACGCGAAAGACACAGTGTTCAAAACGCTACAACCTGCGATCCGCTTCACCAAAGACGAGTGCTTAGACCTGCCCGACATGGTGTACACAAAGCGTTTTATCGAAATGACCGCACAGCAGAAGAAGTATTACGAAACACTGCGCAAACGCATGGTCATGGAAGTCGCGGGAGAAGAAGTTACCGCAGCAAATGCCGCCATCAACATGAACAAGTTACTACAGATCAGCGCAGGTGCAATCTACACCGACGATGGGGATGTAGTGCAGTTCGATATCAAGAACAGATACCAAGCGTTAAAGGAAGTGATCGACGAGAGCAGTCAAAAAGTACTTGTGTTCGTACCGTTCAAACACACCATAGACATGCTTGTCGATAAGCTAACCAGCGATGGCGTCACGTCAGAGGTCATACGAGGAGATGTTTCTGCGCCTAAACGCACCGAGATATTTGATCGTTTCCAGAATACATCGAACCCAAAAGTGCTAATTATCCAACCGCAATCGGCTGCGCATGGTGTCACGCTGACTGCTGCCAACACTATTGTGTGGTGGGGTCCGACATCTTCTTTAGAAACCTATGCACAGGCTAACGCTCGTATCCATCGATCAGGACAAAAACACAAGTGTACTGTAATACAACTTGCAGGGTCTAACGCGGAGAAGCGTATTTACCGTATGCTTGATGAACGTATTAACGTACATACTCAAATGATACAATTATACAAAGAAGTGCTTGACTAGGTATCATAGGTTACTATATACCAGAAACATAACTAAAAAACGGAGAACACAGATGGGCGTACCCATTGAGAAGTTAGTCAAAGCGTATATCGGTATACGCAACAAACGGTCAGAGCTGTCTGCTGAGTTCAAAGAAGCGGACGGTAAACTTGTTGAAAAGCAAGATAAGATCAAACGCGCTTTGCTAGAACACTGCAAAGAGCACAACGTAGATAGCGTTAAAACGCCAGAGGGTTTGTTTTACCGCACTACTAAAACACGCTACTGGACAAGCGATTGGGAAAGCATGTTTAAGTTTATCAAAGAACATGACGTGCCTGAGTTTTTCGAGAAGCGTCTAAACCAAACACACGTGCGCGAGTTCTTAGAAGATAACCCAGACCTTGTGCCTATGGGCCTTAATGTGGATAGCGAGTACGTGGTGTCAGTGAGGAAAAAATGACGGAACAAGAAACACCGTATGTGAATATCAATAAAGTTGCATCGTACTTTCAAGTATCAGTGTCAACTATCCGTAAGTGGATGAACACAGGTGCATTGCCTGAGAGCACTTACATTTCTGTTGGTGAAATCTACCGCTTTCGGTTAGCCGATGTAGAAGCGGCATTGACAGACAGAAGCAAACAGGGTCAAAATGAAAACCCTACAAACAATGGAGAAGAACATGACTGAGATGTCATTATTTGAAAAGGGTAACTCCCTAGTAAGCAGCGATCTATTCAAGCAGTTAATGGAAACAGACGACAACTTGTCTGGTGGTTCTGGTGGCGGCACTGGCCTACGCCGAATTAGCCTGCGTGGTGGACGCTTCCGCGAGATCGTCGGTGGAAACCAAACAAACGTGAAGAGCGATGGGTTCTTGAACGTAGTTATTGTTGACGCCGCTAAGTTGGCTCGTACTTTCTATCAAGGGACGTATGATCCAGAAAATCCATCTGCCCCTACTTGTTGGTCAGCAGATACAAACGCACCTTCCCCAGATGTGCCGAAAGATCAAGTGCAAGCCGCTCGTTGCCTTGATTGTCCTCAAAACATCAAGGGGTCGGGTCAAGGTGAGAGCCGTGCCTGTAGGTTCTCCCAACGTATCGCTATCGTGTTAGAGGGGCAGATGGATACTGTGTACCAGTTGTCTATCCCTGCTACATCAATCTTTGGTACGCCGAAGGATGGCAAGATGGGTATGCAAGCCTATGCGAAGTACCTGAAGGATCACAAGACACCTTCTATTGCTGTGGTGACACAGATGTATTTCGACGAGAACAGCGATACACCTAAACTGTTCTTCAAGCCTGTTCGTCCTTTGGAAGAGGCGGAACTGAAGCAGGCACTAGAGGCGCGGGATAGTGAAGACGCTAAGAAAGCGATTACCTTCACAGTCTCACAAGCGGATGGGGTACAAGCTGTCCGTGATGGTGGTGTTGGCGAAGATGAAGTAAGCATCTTTCCAACCAAGGAAGCTGCCCCTGAACCAGTGGCAGAACCGAAAAAGGTCGCAAAAAAGTCAGAAGCTGCTCCGACTGAAGAAGCCGACCTCGCGTCTATCGTAGGCGAATGGGACGACTAACGGGACAAATTAGTCATCTACTACGGTAGAAGCGTAGCTGCGGCGGGGTTTGTTGCCTTATTTTCCTCGCCGCAGCACCAAACAAGGAGCAGCAGCAAATGGAAACAACGCAGATTTTACGGGGGCTACTCGGCAGTAATGGGCACTACTGCGTATTCGCCGCCCGAAGCAAAGATAACGTAAGAATACAGAAGTTCTATAATACCATCGAAGAAGTTGAACGTGCGGCAAACAAGTACGATAACGATGGGCTAGACGTATACTTTGCACTTAGTACATTTAAAGAACCCACGAACCGCAAGGGCGACAACGCTCAAGAACTCAAGTCTCTTTTCTTAGACTTAGACTGCGGACCATCAAAAGAATACCCTACACAGAAGCTCGCTGTGGATGCGTTACGTAGCTTCTGTAAACAACTCTCTCTGCCTAGACCTCTGATGGTAAATAGTGGCCGTGGTATACATGTATACTGGCCCCTTACCGAAGCGGTTTCGGCGCAGGACTGGATCGAGGCCGCTGAGAGTTTGAAGATAGCGTGTAAGAATAACGGATTGCTCGCCGATCCCGCTGTAACTGCGGATGCTGTGCGTATCCTACGTGTGCCAAACACACATAATTATAAAGACGATCCCGCTCTGCCTGTTGAAGTGCTTGGTATAGAGATGCCTGAGCCTGTGGTGCTGTCGGAGTTTGTGTCAAAACTAGGCGTTATGAAGCC